CATGCCATAGAATTTTTCACATATTTCAAATACATCTTCTATGTCAACGTCCTTGTCCATTGCAATGATGACTTCCCTTACACCAAGCCCATTGATTATTCTGACCTGTTCATCACTCATTACATGACCTTGCAATGCAACGCATGAACTGTCAAGAAGACTGTCTCTCTTAAGAACTGACTTCTCTGCTTCAAATACTGTCACATATCCAAGACTTTCAATATCCTTCATATTTTCCCAAAGTCCATATAAGTTTATTTGTTTTGGATAATTTTTTGTAATCATATACTTTCGTATACCTAGCTTGTCACAGTCATCAATTGACGAGCGTCCATTATAGCCAAGTAGCTTTCCATTAATCCAGTATCTTAAAGGTATCATTGTTCTTTTGTTATTGAATGAATAACAAATCCCGAACTTATTCGCTGTCTTTTCTGCTATACCTTGTCTAAGGAATGATATATGTTCATATGGAATATAATCCTCACGGTTCATGTATCTTATTTCACGATATTCGTCATATGAATGACCAGACATTGACTTTATTTCAGTAAATATATCAAGAATTGATTTATTTTCTTTATTATCATCCTTCTTGACATATGATTTTTCAATCTTTATTCCAAGGATTTCATGAAGAAATACAACGGCATCATAGAATCCATTTCTTTTCTTCATGACTCCAAGGTTATACTGTATAAGTGTGAATATGTCATTAACCTTATTATTGAAATATTTTTCCCTTGTGTAATCCTTCACACCAAGAAACTCATTATTGAAAACATTAATGGCTGTAGGATTGTCACCATCAATGTTGCAGGCTGAATAATACCTTCCATCATGGAGCTTTATTTCAGTGCATCCTATATTTTCAAGAACATAATCTATCTTGTTATTTTCATATACATATTTCTTTATTTCCTGTGTAGTCATGACTAGTAATCTTCCATTATATTACAAGTTCCAACATCCTTGTGCATATTCGTGCTTAAATCATATTCAGATATAATCTGTTCTGAATCAGATTCACCAAATCTGTTCTTCGTGATGAAGGTAATCATGTAATACTTCCCTTCCTTAAGCTTACATGGAATCCTAGTATGACCTTCCTTTCTGTAATATGTAATTTCTTTTCTACCTCCTTCATATTCATCTGAAAAAGGTTTACGTAACATAATGTTACAGTCAACTACATCAAGAATGTTCTTTGCCTGCCCTACATCAGCATTGGAATAGTGTCTCATTTTTACTGATGATTTTGAAAGCTGATATGTAAATATCATTGTGACGTTAAGGGCAGATGGCTTGATTACATCATAGATTGAACGCATATCTCTTTCCATTTCCTTCCAAGTCTGTGAATTGGCATCCATATCCGCACTTTCCTTGAATGTATCAAGAATGAAAAGTCCATATCCAAGAGCAGAATATTTTCTGATTATTCTCAGTTCCTCTGAGATTGTATATTTTTCAAGTGGAATGATTATAATACTGTTTTCCTTAAGTCTCTTGATTATATCAGAAGCCTTGTATAATGCTTCTTTCATTTCATTTGAGAATCCTCCCTTTGCCAACATACCCTTATGGATATACTGACGTTCACCATTTGAATCAACATAACCTCCAAGATGATTATTCACAATCCACACAAGCATTTCTTTCTGGACTTTCTTTTCATCTTCTTCATTTATTGTCATGACAACCTTTTCTCCATATTTGATTACGGATGGAAGAATATAGTTAATTACCGTTGTTGATTTTCCTACTCCCGTATTAGCACCTATTCCATAGATTTTGCCATGCATATTGATTCCAGATATCTTGTCTGTAAGAATGCTCGCATTATCAAGTGGCATTCCTAGTTCTTCGCCATTGTCTAGCGATTCAATCAATTCATCAATATCATTATCAATGCCTACAGCCTTGACTCCATCATTTGCTTTTAGAAAAGCATTCTGCAATATCAATGTAAGTTCATCATAGATGTCAGCTGCACTGATGTCCTTGTATTCCCTAATCCTGTCACCAAATACAAAGCCATCTTTTGAAAGCATAAGAAGACAGTTCCACTTCTTCAAGTCATCAGCATAGGCAAATACATTCTCTTCATTGATGTACTCAGAGGCCTTGCGAATCGTATCATATCCGCCACTCTCGACATAAACCCTTGCAAGATTCTCATGCTTTCTTAGATACATTCCAACAGTTATCTCATCAAGGGTTTTCATCTTGTCATCAATAAGACATCCTCGTGCAATTTCATAATACACTCTCCAATTGTTATTGGAAAAATCATTTCTTTCAATATCAATATCAAAGATAATTCTAGGATTCTTATAAATTGAAGCGACTATGTTTGCTTCGGAACCTAATTTCAGTCTCTCAATTTCAGATATCTCAGCCGTATTGAGAGATTTTTTATCGTTATTATTATTATCTTTTATAGCAATCATCCCCCTAGAAATACTTCTTTAATCTCTTGCTTACTTCTTTATGAGAAGCCTTGTATTGCATTTTCTTGTTTCTATCCGTGTGTCTGCTATCAATATGTTCAAGTCTCTTTATATACATCTCATTTTCTTTTCTTGCCTGTTTGTCTCTTTCATACACTTCATTGATTTTTCCATTAATGATTTTACCAATGTATGACATCATTGAACTCTCGCTTTTGAAATTCTTTGTTTTCAGTGCGTATTCAATACTTGGCTTGCAGGCAATGAATGTATACATAATCACACGGAAAGGATATTTTGCCTTGTCCTGAATCTTTGTATTCTCAACGGCTTTTCCATATCTTATTCCAAGAACAGAAAGAACTATAGTATCTGACAGCTTTTGGTTTTCATCATAATGAAAGATTTCTTTTTTAAGATATTCATATAAATCTCCCCATTCTTTCTTTTCTTCTTCTGTTAATTTATGCTTAGCCATTGTTAAGTACCTCTTTTACTAAAGAACCAAATCTTTCATTGAATACTTTTTTTACGCTATCTTCTCGTTCATACATTTTCTTCTTTATATCTGATACATCAATATCAGAATATTTTTCTACATAATCCATAAATATATCAATGTCACGACCGAATACAAGTTTATCACATGAATCATATAATGTAGAATTTTTATCAGTTACATCTGGCATATTTCCATCATAGAAAATGAATAATATATCATCCTTTGTAGATTCATCAGTAATTAATGATGGATTGTAAATAAGATGTGTAACACCATCAGTCCTGATATATCCATCCATATTTGAATTTTGAAGATGGCAATAACTTTCTGGCAAATCCCTTACAGTTAATTTTGTCCTATAATAACGATTATTTCTATATGCAAATAGCATTCCATCTGGAAGTTCGTTATCTACACAGACAATTCTATCATATTTTAACGACATACCATTTTTATTACATTGCTTCTTTAATATTTTTAAATCCTTCTTTTTTACCCATCCAGAATATTTATCCTGTGGTTCATTATGATTATGTGGAACAAACATAAATGGCATACCTTTAACAAATTTAATAAAGTATTGTCTATTATCAAAACATGATATAGACACAAATATGTAAAAATTATCATCAACATCTCTTAAATATTTAGTACTTGTGTATCTAAGATAGTACGCATTCGCAAGTTTTCTCAAAATATCACCATCCTTTAAAAAAATCTAGTGTATTCAAGTGAATGCACTAGATTCAGTTTTCATATACTATTTTTTATGATTCAGAAGATTCAATGAAATCAATAACTTTCTTTGCTGTTTCTACATCGACAATATTTAAAGGATTTCCAATTCCTTCATTCTTGAGATACTTTACAAGAGGTGCTGTCTTTGATGTATCTCCTTTGTTTTCTGTAATGTATGAAACAATTTGCTTCTTAAGTTCTTCGAGGTTATCTGATTCTTTCTTTGCCTGCTCATGTTTCTTCACGATTTCAGCAGCTTGTTCCTTTTTAATGGCATCTTCTTTCTTTCGTTCATTAATGTTTCCTTCAATTGATTCTTCAATTGCATTCTTGATAGCTTCAATATACTGGTCTGCATCAAGGTCAATTACTGGTGTAATGCTTGCAAAACGCGACTTTGTTTCAGCTACATAAGCGTCTGGTCTGAATGCAATCTTTCTTGATTCATTCTTTACGTGACCTTTCACTACTTCCTTTCCATCAAAGCCTTTCTTTCCAGTCTTTTCCTTCTCAATGCTTCTATCAATATATGCAATGCCTACCACATCTAGCTTGTTCATGATTCCATCAAGATACGTTCTTTCAGCATCACCAGTAAGCATTGAGTAGCTTTCACCAGTAAATACATCAACTTTGTCTTTTGTCTTTACGTGTCCAATCAAGAAGAAAGCAACACCGACTGAATGAAGTTTCCATAAATTATCCATGATAATTTCTAAGGCTTTCTGTTTACCTCTATTAAATCCACCATATGCACTATTGATTGTGGTTGCCTTCTTTTGCTTAGGGTCACTTCTGATTTCCCTATTGTATAATGCAACAACTTCTGGCTCTGCAATGTCAATCAAAGTATCAAATGTATCAATAACAACGCATCTTAAGTTCTTGTAATCTGTTGTCTTGTTTTCAATGATATCATTGATTACATTAATGAATCCAACCGAGTTAGTAAATTCATTATATCCATTTTCATCATATCCATTTTCTTCATCTTCCTGTGTTTCCCATGCAGGACATGAAACATAGTTGATTCCATCAATTGCTTTCTGACCATCTTCCTTTCCACATTCAAGGAATAGATATCCATCATCATCCTTACATAATTTCTTCATTACATTATAGGCAAGTGTTGTTTTCCCAATGCCTTTTTCTCCGAATAATGCAAGATTATATTTCAAGATATCTGTTGATACTTTATTCTTTCTTCCAAATGCCATTTTCTTTTCCTTTTATTCCTTTCATTCCATTTATAATAATACTGTCGACTTCGCAAAAATAATACATTAATTGCTAAAATGCCATATCCTTGAGCATCTGTTCAAGGTCATCCACATCATCTAAATCATCTGCCGCACTGGCATCAGTATTCTTTGTTTCTTCGTCTTCTTCTGCCGACAAGTCGATATCAAGGACACTTTCATCATATTCGTCTGGAAATACCTGTAATGAAGCTGTTACATTTCCATCTTCATCCTTTGCCTTTCGCACATGAAGATTAGTAAGAACCATCTTTCTCTGTCTGTCGGAAGTTGACACCATTCCAAGCACATCTTCTTCCGTATAAAGTCCTAATGAGATAAGTTCTTTTAAATCATCTGGTACATCATCCATTGTAGCTTTTACAACTGTTCCGCCTTCATGAAACTCACCATTGAATACGATTCTTGAAACACCTTTCTTAACTTTTAGAACTTTCTTGATGATAAGTTCTCTCTGTTTCTCTGTCACATCATTAAATGAGAAATAATATGTATAAGGAAGTGCATTGATTTTCTTGACTTTCTTGCCATCATATTTATAAATATATGATGCAACATATCCTTTAATTTCAAGTTCATTTAATTCTTTATCAAAGTCACCAATAGAATCACTTGATAGTAGAACTTCCTGTACAAACGTAGCCTTGAAATCATTTGCCTTGTCAAAGTCTGGCTTATTAACAATGTTTGATAAAACAATATTATTTGGAATTAACTGTCTTGTTGTGTTTCCATTATAATATCCATATTCAATCTTTCCAGATACTCTTAATACAGAATCATCCTGAAGATTTTCATTAAGATAATTAATCACATCATACATTGAAAGGAATTTCTTATAGACAATATTGCCTTTAACATCTTTTTCAATTCCGACTGTAATGAAATCAAATTCTGACACTTCTTTAAGAATTTCTTCATTCATTCTGTCATCCCAGTCTACAGTGAATTGTGTCTTCCAGTCTGTCTTTCCATCCTTGTCTTTCGTATGACAATAAATCAAAGTTCCACGAGGATTATAACCATCCTGCAAATGAACATAGATTGTTCCATACTTTGAGCCACAGTCAATCGGCATTTCAAGTCTATTATATACATATCCTGTTCCAGACTGTGATTCTACATCAATCTGAAAAGGATTCTTTCTCCCTCTTGAAAACTCACCGACCAGTGTAAAACTTCCTGCTGATGTTTTTAACTCTTCTTTCATTAACGCTCTCCTTCTTGTTATTTGTTTTTGTTTGTATTGCATTTAGCAATCATTAATCCTTATGCTTATATATTAAATCTTTTATATTTGATTGTCAATAAATAAACAAACATAATTATTTAATTTTCTTCCACACATTCGTAATGTTTCCGCTGAACGAATCAATATAATCAAAATTACCCATTACGATTGCTTTCTTGAAAGCATTCCTTGCAGAATTAGTATCAATTACAAACTCGATTGCAGATTTATCATGTGTCGTAAAAGTTCCAGTCAAATCAGTATCTTTATCTGCTTTTTCCTCTACCTTGATAATCTTTATGAATTTATTCTTGTCTGTCTTGAACACAAATTTGTCACCAACGACACCATAGGCACTCCCCAAAGCAGCTCCAATATATCCATCATTGCTCATGAGAAGTCCGTCATCATTAATATTAATCGCATTGCTATGAATTAGCTTATGCTGAGGTGAAGTCTTATCTGTTATCTTTTTATAATCCATATAGGACTTTGTATTTAACCCACCATAAGCAATTCCAACTTGCTTTCAGTTGTTCTCAACATTCTTTACTCTATCTTCAAGACTGTTGATTCTATCATTTGCATTATTGACTTTTCTATCTAGGTCTGATAGATACTCATAATCACCACTAAGTTCTGTAGCATGTTTTTCTAATTCACTACCGATATCTTTAACCTCTTTTTTGATTTCACAAACATCATTCTTGTTCTTTTCATATTCGTGATGTTTATAACTTTCAAATAATGTCAAGCACACAATAGATGCAATAACAATAACGTCAAATACATATCTACAGATTCTTTTAAATTTGAATTTATTCAGAATAATCATCTCCTAACTTTGACTTTCCAATGAATGTAATCATGTCTTCATTCTCGTTAATGACTTTGTAATATACAACATCATTGACTGGCGAACGAAAACCGATTGTGTAGACAACACCATCAACATTCATCTTTGTCTTCATCACAACGCCAATACATCCTTTCAGATTAATTCCTTTTGTAAATTGAACTACATCGCCATTACTAAACATCATTATTTAATCACCACCTTTAGCTATTGTCAAGTGAACATATTTAACATACCATTAATCGCAATTATTTTTGTCATTGCGATTAATGATATATTATTATACATTTTTTAGAATCTACTAATCATATCATTCATTTCATCTGAGAGCATAAGATTAATCGAATCATCTGACGTATAAATCTCAATTTCACAAAGATAATCTTTTGAATCAAAAGTAATCCATGTTATAGAAATTATCGCTCCATCATTGGTATAGATACCTTTTAGATAATCAACATCATTGACTTCAAAAATATCGTCATTTTTATAACACACATCATATTCTGTAACTCCAACGATATTTTTAACATTATATAGCTTTTCTAAGATACATTTAAAATTATCCATTGTGACAAACAGCTCTCTTGGTTTATCATTGATAATCTCATTAACTGTATTCTCTCCAAAAATATAATTCAGAATATTTCTTTCTTTTGAAAAGTCTCCTTTAAAAATATCGGCTGAAGCATTTCCTTCTAAATCCACATCTAAATCCAAAGCATAATTCATATAAACATTCCCTCTCTTTTTTTTGTTATAAGTTTTTCGACAAGTCACTTTTAAATTATATATGAAATAATATCACATATCAATATATAAAAGTAATATATGTGAAGATTATTCATATTAATTACCAAAAGTAATGAAAATAATGATTCGCAAATGATTGATTATCACATAATAATATTTTAGAATATGTCTAGGTGATAAAAAATGTATTTAAATGATAATCTTAAATATCTACGAAAAATGAACAACATGAAACAGGAAGATGTAGC